ACCTTGAATACCTTGTTCTCCTTGTGGACCCGGAGGACCCTGTTCGCCCATACCGCCTTTGGAACCATTTCGAACCTTAAATGTCATTTTGGTTCCATCAGTTAGGGTGATGGTTAAAACGTTCTCGCCTTCATCCTCAGTGCTGGCGGTGGTTTGCTCAATGCTCTCGATTCCGGTTCCGCCCTCGATGTCAAAGTCTCCGTCGTCTATTACTTTCTGAATAGCTTCTTTTACCTCTTCTCGAAGATTGTTTTCCAATGAAGTAATTCGTTTATCCAGCTCCGAATAGCTTAAAACTTCGGTTTCAGTGTATATGTAATCTTCCGGCTTGGGTCTTTCATCTACGCCAAAAATAGCACGATGCTTTGTGTATTTCTCGTCGGATTCCTGAATATACACGTAAGCATATAGAGGAATTGCAGCCTGAAGCAAGATGTTCGGAACATCAGCGACGGTTTTACCGTCTAGTTCATAAGACTTAACCACGAGTGCTGTTTCGCTATCGGGAGATGCGAAATGAACCTGTGTGCCGGCTTCAACACCTTCGCATACGAGCTTCTGGTTCAAATCCCATTGCCTGAACCTAGAACGACCGTTTAATATTTTTAGTTTCATCCAATCACCTTTCTCATTTTGATTTTTCCTCCTTATTCAAAAGCATCTTTGTTTGCTTTATAAGCGATGTAAGCATCCATCATAGCCGCCACAGCATCAATCTTCTGCTCACGTCGCATCTTAAGTAATTTTCTATTGCCATTAGTGTCTTCCATGGTAATACAGTTACCCATAGCGAAAGACATAAGTTTCTCGTCGAACAGCAACATCTTTTCCTCAGCGAGTTTCTTCAATTCGCCCAACGGAACCGATTCCGTTTTAGCACCCTGAATAACTTTCTCGATGCCGAACGGTCCGTTCTCAGCTTGCCATCGTTCAACGAATTCCTTAGCGTTATATGGGTCGTATCCGAAGCATCTAACATCATAACCGCAACCAGCTATATGCTCGTCAAGGTCTTCATACACCTGCATCATGTCCAATATAGTACCCTCGAGAACTATTAAACTTCCTTCATTCATGAATTCGTCGTATTTAGTCCTCATAGCTCCAGGTAGTTTCATCAGAGTTGAAGAGGTAATGTAGTTTCTAGTTTTTATACCAAAGAAACCATTAGATAATGGAAATAGAAAAGTAAACGCACAGAAGTCATCACCCTGTGAAAGGTCGGCTCCTAATGCGCATGGCATTTGCCAATAGCTCCTTTTCCTACTAAGAAGAGTTTCTTCATATGTGAAGTAATATGTATAACCCTCCATTGGGATTCCGAAACGTTTTGCTAAGATATCGTTTCGAGCCGATGGAACTTTCTCGGCTTTTTCAACCGCTAGTTGATAGGTTTCATAAGTTACAGTCTTTCCGATATTAGGATTAGCTTTCATCCACATCTCGGGATCTGAGACTTCATCAATTGAATCGAGTTTATACCACCAAATGGAAGCATGGGGGTTTATGTATTCCCCTTTGAGGATGTCCCTCAATTCCATTTTGATTGTATCGCCGCTTCCGTTACGAACTGTACCTTCTGAGCTAATCGCCAGAATCAAATAGTCGTTTTCGGCAGAATCGCTTTGCTCTTTAGCAGCACCTTCTTTCAAGGTTTCTATAGGATTCTCTCGAATTACTCCAGAAAGCCATTCATCAACCGAGGCGCATTTCAATCGCAAGCCTTGTAACTTGTCTATACGCATCGGTCTGATTTCTATCATCGAACCCGTGATAAAATTCTCGATGCCTTTCTTTGTTGCTGCGAGTTTAACGCGATTAGCTTTAGAACCTGTGGTATTCTGTATAGAGCCCTCTGTTAAAAACTTATATAGCGGTCCTCTAGCCCTAACTATAGCGGTTTTTATAGGCGACATTATTTCTTCTGCCTGTTTCATGGTTGGCGCCGTTACGACTTGATATGTCGTGGAAGTGTCAATGTTCAAGAAATAATTTTGGATACACGAAGCGTACATTGATTTAGCAGCACCTCTAGCTACGATAAGATACTGTTCTGTGATTAAACGCTTCTTAATCTTTTTATTGACATAGCGACCACCATGACCATCAGGATTAGGCTCGTACACACTTCTTTCAACGAAGTAATACCATCCGAAAATTTGCTCCGCCCATAATTTAAAGGAATCGAGTAGATGTAAATCAGAACCGTCGGTCAATGTAAGTTCTTCTTCACAAAAACTAACAAAGCCTTCTACGGCCAAATCGTCGTACCATACTCCAGGATTCGCTATGAGATCATCGATACGATTCATCTCCATCGAGATTTCTTTGCATACTGGTATTTCTCCTCGTATTACGGCATCTCGAAACAGGCCGTAATATTTAGGAGTAGCCGTGTTCGATAATGCCATATTTAATTCATCCTTTCAGCGTCTTGATAGCGATAGCAATTCCCAAAGCAGAGCCTGCAACTTCTAAAGTTTTAACTCCGGCGTCAAGGACTTTACTAGCATACTCTCTGCCCATTGATACTTTCTGAGGAGCAAACATGTCATTATACTGTCTTTCCAGTAGAGCTCTGTTTATCTCTTTTCTCATTTGTTCGTCGGACATTTCGCTGAGGTCCAACTTGGTACGCTTGGTATTTCTGATACTTTCGTCATTGTAAGACTTAAGTTTCCGGCCCAAACCGGCGGATTCATTTGCTAGGGTTCTACCCGCATTCATATCGTTATCCACCCAATCATCGACTAAGGAGTCTTGACTTTTCTTCAAGCCCTTCTTACCGGCGGATTCTTTAGCTTTGTTATATCTTTTCTCACCGGCGGGAGTTAAAGATCCGTCTTTGTTTTGATAACGGCGTTTTCCCCATTTCATTCCGAGAATTCCCCAGTGGGTTAATTCGTCGGATTTAATGACATAAAAACTCATTTTGATTTTTTCCTCCTTATGTAGAATTCTTAGGAGTGTCGGCTGCGGTATTGAGCCTCGACTCGTGTTCTTTAATGCTTTCTTTATATGCTGCTATGACCGCAGAGCTTGTCGGAGGATCGAAAACGAGTTTGACTTTCATATACACATAAGTTTTTATGAAAGCAAAGAACCAATGCTCATTCGAGATAAAGTCTGTCCACACTGAAGAGGCGTCTTCGATAGAGAAACCGTTGGATGGACCTACTCCGATTTGACACAGAGTGGCGAACGCAGAGTTAATGTGTATCATGACATCAACGTCGAAGCTGTCGTCCTCTTCGGAGATTCCCAGTAGCTTTTTAATAGATGTTAATATGCTTTCCATAAAGAACCTCCTTTTTTAGTCATCCCATGACGTTTTTCCAGAAGCCATTTTGTTCTTCAAATCGGCTATCCACGCTTCGTTGTTTTTAGCCAAATCATCAACTTTTGTCAAGCTCCATTTGTCGCATAATTCCTTAGCTTTCTGGTAATGACGATTATTCTCCATTTCACTAAGCTTCATTTTGTCAAAATTTCTTCGATAATCTTGTTCAAATTGTCTGTTGTAATCTTCTAGATACGTCTTTGATTTGGGACTATGCTTCTTGTTAAACTCGTCTATCTTTCCATTGTTGTATTCGTCGGCGGTTTTATTATACGCAGCTACCGATAAACGCGTAGCGTTTTTTAAAGAGTCTTGCTGATACTTTATCATTTCTTTTTTGTACTTCTTGGACGCTTCGCCTTGTTGCTTAGCGTATCTTTTCTCGCCAGCAGGAGTTAAAGAACCGTCTTTGTTTTGATAACGACGTTTTCCCCATTTCATTCCGAGAATTCCCCAGTGGGTTAATTCGTCGGATTTAATGACATAAAAACTCATTTTGATTTTTTCCTCCTTATGTTAATCTTCTTTGACATAAGCGCCGTTGTTTAACTCATACATCATGTCCGAATAATATTTGTCGCCTTTAGTTGCTTTAGTAAGCACCTTACCGACAAAGGATTCGCCTTTCATAGCGTCCTCTTTGTATAATTGCTTAACTTTTTTCTCTTCGAGTTTCGCTAAGACTCTGGTAGCCTTAATGTTTTTCTTAGCATCTTTCACTGCTTTCTTGTAATTAGCATCTGCTTTCTTTGACGCTTCGGCTGTTTCGACTATTCTTTTGGCATAAATTTTCTTTTTAACACCGAATTGATTTCCGAGTTTAAACGAGTCATTGACTGTTTTAGTATACAGCTCATTAGCTGTTTTTTTACTCTTAGCCGCTTCTGTTAAGCGAGTTTTAGCGTTATCATATGCTTTTTTAGCCGATCCGTCTGTGGATATAGCATCGACGCCATATCGTTTCTTTCCAGCCGGAGTTAGGGTTCCGTCTTTGTTTTGATAACGTCTAACACCCCACCTCATGCCTTTGATGCCGTGGTGACGGATCTCATCTCCATAATTATATTTCCACATATATTTACTTCCTCCAAGGACAAGTATCGTTTTTAGTTCGCTCTACTGGCGCTTTGATTAACAGATTCTCATCGCCATAGTGAATCGCACGGTGGGTATTAGCACTTGTGCATATCACATTCTCGGGGTTAAGAAGAACCTCGACATTTCTCTTTAAGATGTCTTCTATGGCAATCGGATTCAAATGATGAATCATGATAAGACCTCCGATTTCCCTATCTTCTATCCCAAGGTCACAACCCATATCACGAACTATAATGTCCCTTCTAAACTTCTTCCATTCTTTAGATGAATAGAATGCTTGATTTAAATACCTGTCAAAACCGAAAGTTTCTTCTCCAATTACGCCATCGAGTTTCAAGTATCGGAAACGTTCCTCGAACGTTGGAAGTTTGATTAGTTCCGAATATGTTTTAATCATCTCCATCGTTTCCTCCTATACCTTTATACTTCATCATTGCGGCGATAGCATTCTCATAAAGAACTTTCTGCTCATCACCAGATTCTATCGAATGTGTCTTCGCATCTAACAGTTTGTTTTCTTTTTCCAATTTCTCTTTTTCAAGTTTAGCTACGGTTGTTCCGAGCTTTAAAAAATGCGTTATAACCTGAGAAGAAGCAGTCCCATCTCGCAACTGTTGTTCGGCGAGACTTATTGCCAAATCTATCATCTGACTCTCTCTAGTTTCAGGAGTTAAAGCTGGTCGTATCTTCTTTTGTGAACTAGACGAGTTTGATGTTTTAACTTTAGTCACTATTACTGCCTCCTTTCATCCAAATATCTTTTCAGTAATGTTATGACTAGTTTTAACCATGTTTCATACCACTTTTAACATAGCACTTAAAAGAACCCACAAGTCGTTTTTGGCGAAAGGAGAAAAGGAAAAAGAAAAAAACAAAAAGAGGTATCACAAAATGGTAATACTGACATTGTGGGCTCGTTTAAATGCTATGACGGGGTTGAAAACATTTCTCCAAAAATCCCCCCGGGGAAAAATTAAAG